TACCTCGGTGGATCCATTTATCATTGTCTTCTTCTAATTTTTCTTCTTTTTTCCCTTCAATCAATAAGCGACTTCCTTTCAATGAAACCGATAAGTCATCTTCTTGATATCCAGGCACACTCACTGTCAATTCATAATGGTTATCATCAATCTGTTTCAGATTATAAGTCTGAGTCGGTGATGAAATTGGTTTACTGCCTGTTAACTGGCTAAACAGGCGATCTATCTGATCAAAACGGTTTGAAAGTAAGTTATCAGATAATGTTGGGAATAATGAAAAAGGCTTAATGTTAGGCATATAACTCCTCCTTCAGTATTTAGTGAATTATGGGCGGTATCTTATTTTCCCAAAATATAAATATGAACGAGCAAGTATTTTTCAAGCCTTAAATCCTAAATTTTTTATCTTTGACCAACATGGAATTGTAGATAACAAAAAACTCCGCCGAAACGAGGTTTGAAATACTTACACTTATACTATTATATAAATATTGCATTTAATTTATAGAAAAAAACGGAGTTTTGCAACTTTTTTAATCAGCTTAAAGCGCTAATTTTGAATAGCGAATCTCTATCTAATTGATAGCAACAATCTAATAAACAAATCCAATACAGCTTATAGCTCTTTCGCCAAGCATCAGCACTGACGCCCAACAATTCAGCGAGCTTAACATCCGTATATTTTTTTGCTGTTTGATTAATTTCTGCTTTTACCGCCTGAATGGCTAGTAAGGTAAGAGATTGAAGTCGTTGCTTAACTTTTTCCGTTATCCTTTTTTTACTATTTAATCGCTGAAACTCATGCCAAATATAAGGAACAATGAGTATTTGCTCACGATAATATTGATACCCACCATAGCAATAGAGTAACCATAAGCGCATTTCGTTAGGCAATTGATGAATACCTCTACGCCATGATGAAGTGCGATAAGTAACTTCATTAATTAATGGTTTTGATTTTCCTTTGGCATGTTTTTGCTTAACTTTGAGTGGATGTGAGAGGAGTCTGTATCGAGACTTTCTTTCACCCGCATAGCGTATTGGGTTTCTTTTAAACCTATCGGTTACAAGTATTGCTTGTTCCTCCATGGCACCTAACAGTCCATTTTCTATAATACAAACATTCATCAACGCTGTACTTACTCGCTCGCGTATCCACTCAATATTCACTATCGCACCTCTTGGATAATTATCTGCCCCCTTTCACCCCACACTTTTGTTACCCGCCCATCCCATACACGTGAATCATCGTCAAAAATAGCATCAAGTAATGCTTTTTCGAGATTATCTTTATCCGGTTTTTGTTGATGGGGTTTACCGTTCATTTCGGAGCGTTTAGTTTTACTCCAACTCTTCGGCATGGGTAGAATGAATGTAATGTGGTAATGTGATTCAGGTAGGGTGATTTTGTTTAACTTTACTTCGTCCTTAAACGCAAAATACTTTAAAACTGGGGGACGTTTTTTCCATTTATCAGCCTGAGTCATCCTTGGTTTAGGTACTGGTTCGATATTAAAGACCTTCACACGTTCAACTTCCCTTCTTGGATCAATATGGCTTGCGTTCTCAAAACACCTTCTAGGTGACATTGTTTTGCATACTCCATATCCGTAAATCGTGTTCGTCTATCAACTTCATCGTGACATGCACTACAAGCCCAAGCGCCAAATAAGTCATGCGATTTTATTCCGACGCCACAAAGACCTGACATTCTGTAATGGGCTAAAACAACCGTTTCAGAGTTACCATTACAAACTGAAGGTATTCTAATCTGACATTCACGCCCTTTTGCCTCATTGCGTAAATTCATCATGAGCCTCCTGATTACTATTTTTTATCACTCTAAAATAAAAACGATCATATTATTAACTGAAATAATCATCACTATTTCCTATTCTTCTTGCTTTCTTTTCAAACTCATATATTCAGAGTTACGAGGAATGATGATCGGAATTCCCTTCTCAATGCACCATTGTTCATGTTTCTCCATCATGTAAAGCATCCTTGCTTTATCCATCTTGCTGGTTTCTTCACGCTCACCGTTTTCATTGCGCCCTAACCAGTGTCCAACGAAATATTCATGCGTTTCCTCATTAGTAATGGGCTTTGATAAAACGATTTCACCGACACCATTTTTAATATCGATAACAACGCCACGTGCACGTAACCACTCGCCTGTGGTTTCCATCCACATACGCCATGTTTTATTCATGGGTATGGTTCTTAAATCACGCCACTCGGTGATTTTGATGCGATAGCGTTTACCTGTTGTCACGATTTCGGAGAGCACTTTGAAAATACTGTTGAGATTGGATTTATGGAGACAGATATCATCTGTCACGAGGTCTCCTTTTTACTTTCATGAGTTAAAACGATTTTTCACAATACCTTTTAGGCTCTCGTTTCGGTTGAGCGCGATAAGCAGCCATATATTGATCAACTGGTGTAATACTCAATCCTTGTTGATCAACATACACGGTGCCTGTTTTACCGTGTCGATTGAGCCTTAAAATCATCTCGGTCAGCGTTTCATCCGCATTATCGTGGTACACCGCATCACGATAAATGCCTAACCAATAATCACAATCTTGCTCGATTTGTCCTGTGTCTCTTGAATCACTTGGTACGGGACGTTTGTCAGCCCTGTTTTCTAATCCCCGATTCAGTTGTACAAGCAACACAACCACCGTATTGAGCTCTTTTGCCAATATTTTTAGCCCCTTAGTGATTTCACCATAGGCAATATCATTACGGTCAGCTTTTCCCGCTTGCATCAGAGTGAGGTAATCGACACCAATAAACCCAATATCACCGACTTTGCGTTTGATTTTCCGACTTTCAGAACGAATGTGTTGTAAGGACATGCCAGGTGTATCATCCACCCAAATATTGGGCTCATCTTTAAGGCGACCGATGGCACTGCAAAGCCTATCCCATTCATGCTCCTCTAACTTTTGGTAAAATTTATCTGAATTAATCTGGGTTTGTTGGGCTAGTGTCCGTTCTACAAGCTGTTTATCCGTCATTTCCATGCTGAACAGCAATACAGGCTTACCTTGTTGTGAGACATTTTTTGCCATTTCAGTGAGAACGGTTGTTTTCCCCATCTTAGGGCGAGCACCAATCACGAACAGTGAACCGATAACAATCTGTTTCGGGCTTAATAGGCGGTCAAAATCTTTAAATCCCGTTTTTAATCCTCGATGTTTCTCTGGGTTATCTTGTCGGTCACAAATGTCGGTAAAAACATCATCCAACACATCATCAATTCGGCGCAACCCTGTTTTTTTTCCCATTTTTCCAAACGAAGTGGCTTCATCAAGCAAGCGTTGTGCTTGTTCAATTTTATCCGTAAAACTTAACTCACTTGGCACCATCATGAGTTTTTGAATTTCAACCGTCTTTTCGATAACAAAACGCTGTGCGGAACACTCTCGGATTTTTTTCGCATAAGCCATAATGTTAGCAATACTCGGTGTTTCTCTTGCCATCTCAGCAAGATAGGCAAAACCACCTGATTGATTAATTCGCCCTTTTGACTCCAGATAATCCGTCACCGTCATGATGTCTATTGGCATACGTTGGGTATACATTTCTCGCAGAGTGAGATAGATAATTTGATGGTGTCGGGTATAAAAATCTTCAGGTTTTAGCAGTGAAAAAATTGATTGCGCATTATCACTTTGCGGGTCGAGCAGGAGTCCTCCAATGACATTTTGTTCCGCCATTAAATTATTCGGAACTTGGTTCATCACAGTGCTCCCTCCCTTGTTTTGAGTACCGTTTCTGGTCTGAGTAAATAATCAAAATTCGCTCGCCAACCCCGATTATTTTCGCCGAAATACCAAGCACTCGCCGTTTCCATAAAATAATCAAAATAATTTTTAGCTGATTCAACTGTGGGTTCTTTGAGCTCTTTCAGGAATTTGGATATTGCTCGTTTGCGTTTGTCATTCAGTGATTCGGCATTGGGTAATCTATCCCCTACCGATTCGTTGAAGGCTTGCATGATTTCCTGATAAGGAATTTTAGCTTGTCGATTAATTGAAATCTGCTTTGCAGGTTTCGAGTCGTCAGACGATAGTTTTTTAAGGTTAATTGACTGGTTAAAAGACTGACTGGTTCTGGGTAAAAATTTTTGACTACCCCCTAGTCCAACCGTTTGACTACCGTGGTCAAATTCTTTGACTACCTCTGGTACAGAATTTTGACTAGGTGGTACTGTATTTTGACTACCGTCATCAAGAGATTTAGCCTCCAAATCCAGAATATATAAATTGGAAGTATGCACCTTATCAGTTTTTCGCGTAACTTTACGAACAAACCCTTTTTTACATAAACTTTTAATGTGGTTTATCGCACTTTGACGGCTAATTTCGCAATGACGTGCAATAGTCTCATAAGAAGGAAAGCACTCACCTTTATCATTGGCATTATCGGCAAGTTTCAGTAGCACCATTTTTTGTGCTGTACTCCCCACCTGTAATTGCATGGCTTTTGCCATTAGAAGCATACTCATTTTCGCTCTCCTAATAACTTATCCCGATGTGCTTTCCTTAATTTTGCGTCTTTCAATGCTTCCTTTAAACGCTGACAACCCAGTGGGGTTATTTCTTGTAACAACCTATTTTCCATGATATTTTTATGCTCATCACAGCCATTAAATTCATGATTTATTCTTTGTCTCATGGTATAATTTCTCCATTCCTAAGCTGTATCAGCAAAAGGAAAGCTAGAAATCAGCTTCCCTTTAATACTGGTTATTGATACAGTGTATTTGTTAGTCTAAATGGTTAAGTCCATTTGTTGAGAAGCCTCAGTTACTGCTGGGGCTTTTCTTTTAACCTTTCCCTTCCCTTCAAGAGCCTGAATAACCCTTTCTGCATAATCACCTTCAAGAACAACTTTCGTTGGATTATCGCTGATATTTACAGAGTCAGGGGGTAATCCGAACTTACTTACCAACTGGCAAGCTAAATCGAATATTCTGGCTTTATCTCGACTGGATTTTGATGGGTGTATTCCAAGCGCCTTAGCGAGTCCGTTATTACCGACTGAATACATTTGTTGGATGTAAAACGTCATCAACTCGTTTGATGAACACTCTACTTTGATATTTTTTGCACATTCCATTTGTTAAATTCCTTCTTAGATTACTTCCCATATTGGGAACAGCAGTAATGATCCGTGGCTCATTCCATATGAGCGGATTGTTGATATGTTCCACAATGGCGGAACCTAAATTGTGAAAAGAGCGGGTGATACTTATTTACCTGATGGGAACGGTTTAACTTCTTCAGCTTCAACTGTTCCATCTTGTTTTCTGATAACGAAAATATTTCGTTTTTTTAAAATTGCTTTACTTATCGCACTTTGCCTAACACCTAACAATTCAGCCGTTTTGTGTTGTCCTAGCTCGGTAGCAAATTTAGTTAATGGGACTCTTTCCATAGTTTCTCCTTTTTTAACTATTATCACCGCAAGTGATAAAATAGTCAACACCTGCGGTGATTGGTAAATATTCCATTTGGTAATAAAATCACAGCATGAAAAAGAAACCGATCACAGAAGAACAAAAAGCTGACGCTCTTCGCCTAAAAAATATATTTGAGGCAAAAAAGAAAGAGCTTGGCTTATCACAAGAAACCTTAGGCGATTCAATCGGCATGGGGCAGAGCGCTGTTGCTCAGTTATTGAATGGAGTAAACGCTCTAAACATAGAGAACGCCGCAAAGTTAGCAGAAGCATTACAGGTTACAGTCGATGAATTTAGTCCGTCTCTAGCTAAAGAAATTAGAGGTATGTTTAAAGCTATCAGTCCATTAAAAACACCAAGCATGGATGAAAAATACCAATACCCTCTATTCACGAAGGTACAGGCTGGAGCTTTCTCAACAGAATTTAACTCATACACTCAGAAAGATGCGGTGTCGTGGATACCGACAGCTAAGAAAGCCGGTGAGCGTGCTTTTTGGTTAGAGGTTGAAGGCCAATCAATGACAGCACCACCAGGAGGTAAACCAAGTTTTCCTGAAGGAATGCTTATCTTGGTTGATCCTGATGAAGAAGTGGAATTCGGAGATTTCTGTGTCGCTCGTTTGCTAAATGATGAATTCACATTCAAACGATTGATTAGAGAAGGTGGAATATCATATTTAGAGCCGTTAAACCCACGCTATGACCTGATCCCTATTAACGGTAACTGCACAATCATAGGCAAGGTAATCAAGTCACAATGGCCTGACGACACGTTTTAGGGTGTGATCATACATATTATTTGTTTTTTTTTGATTATTAATTAAATATTAATTTTTCTTAAAGGGGTGTGTGACATGAGTAAGCGGCAAATAAAAACAAAAAGAATATTATATAAGGAAGTTCTTATTCCAGGGCAAAGTTCTTCTCTTCAGCAACTGCTATCTGATGTCTTGTCTAAGCATCAGAAAGCTGAGAATAGAAAAGAATTGGTAAACCCAAATAATGATGATCTATTTAGATTAATAAATAAATCAGAAACTTTTGAAGGGATGTTGTTTTGCCAATTAGTTTCCTTTGAGCCAGGTCATTCACAGCGCTATATTCAATTAAAAAATGATGCGGAATCATACGAGATCCGTTCGGTTACATCTGCAGAGCTTGCCAAACTAACTGATGAACAGGCAGATGAAATCAAAAAAGAACAAAATCAGGTAATTAGTGAGTTTATAGATTCGATTTTATATTTTGGTGTTTTTGGAAATAGTATAGTTGTCATGCAGTCTAGATCGCTAACTACCAGAGAGTTAGAAATACACCTTAGATGGTTGCTTGGAACGCTCACTCAAAATATAACTAATGGCGGCGTTCTTCTAATTAGAGACAAGCCTAAGGAAGAAATTATTGAAAAGGTCATGTCTAGACCGATAAAGTCAGTATCCGTTGGCGCTCCTATAGAAGCAGTTAGTAACCTAGATAGTGGCAAGCAAAAATATCTACCTTCGGGGTCTGGTGCTGATGTGATAAAAGCAATGCTAGCAGAGAAATGGGATAGTTTCATAAAAGGAATTAAGCTGACAGATTGCCTTGATGATGCTAACCTTGAAGTGAAACTAGTCTTTACTTACAAGAGAAAAACCACAGAAAATGGAGAGAGAGTTTTAAGGCAAATAGTTGATTCAACAAGACATTACCCAGATGAGGATGTCACTGTAGAGATGGTCGGCGGGACAAAGTTATCAGGTGAAGATATAAGATTATGGCACACAATAAAGCTAATAACGTATAACAGCTTAATTGATGAGCATGACTTGTATGCGCAAATGCATGATTGGCTGAGAAGCCTACTAACAACAGAAGAGATTGAAGGCTATGATGACCAATAATAGTAATAAAAAACAGTTTATACTCGGTGGACTATTCCACTTAGTTATGTCTGTTACTATTGCTATTATCAGCTATAAAATTTCTCAATTTTTTATTCATGATAAAATAAAATCAATCCCATGGGGGGTTATAAGCATATTGCTACTCCCCACCGGATATGGCGTGACATTTTTGACAAAGCTTTCTGAGGTTAAAAAAAACACAGTTGAGCTATTAAATAGATCCGAAACTAGACACCTAGATATTATAATAAAATACAAAAAAAGAGGCGCGTATTTAACACTTTGTTTTCAATTAATAATTGTTGCTGGCAATATATTTTTCAGCGTTGGGAGTTTACCCGAAAACTTACAGCAGTATCATAAAGATTTGCTTTGTTTGCTCATAGCTTTAACCGTAACGTCACTATACCTTATATTGCCATTTATACTCGGCGTGAACGAAGTTAATGATTTTGAATCTAAAGTAAAAGAA